CTTAACAGCATTGCCCCAGTAAAAACCTTCCTCGTGCTCTGGACAAGCTGAAAAGTTTTTAACCACATCGATTGCTTCCATGCCATGCCTGCCTTGATAGTGTGATGGTTTTTTAATGTTATCTGTCGTATCCTGACAAGCAGCTTCAAGCTCCTCAATTTTTTTAAACGTATCTTCCGTCAGCATCTCTCCACCTCTCTCAAAAAATTTATAATCAATTTACACTCGCTCTCATTTGGCAATATTCTGCGTTCTAAGAGCGCTTTTAATTGCCAAGTATAAATACCTATCTTGTCTGCTAAAACCTCATCAGACATCTTTATTTTGCATCTGTGAGCTATTAACAGCTCTGATATATCGTAAGGCAACAGATTATCGTAAGATCTAGGTGTATATTTAATATCGTTATGCCACTGTCTGTGTCTTTTCATAGACCCATCTCCCGAGCCTTAGCTAATGCGTTTATGCGTTTGATTTTTTTAACGAGCTTAACGTCACCGTAGTTTTTAAACATCCACTTTTCGTAAATCTTGTCATCCTCATCTGTCTTTTTTTGTTTAAGGCGGTAAGACTGCTTGATTAACATTATCATTTCCTCTGTCGTGTAGATTCGTTGGAACCACTCCAATACATCAGGTGGCGGCAATCTGTTTAGTTTTTTATAGTATTTGACAGATCTATAGACTCTGTCAGCTTCTTCTTTGTCTGCGATGGTAATGTTATCGTCTAAAAACGCTTTAATTGACGGCTCCATTTGTTTGTAAAAATCATCTACTAGTGTCATAATTCGTTTATTTTTACCTCGATTCTGGGATTTGGACTATACAGCTTTCGCGTAGTGTGCTCGACAATGATGTTGTCATCTGTCCACACAACCTCTGATTTTGATATGCTGTCATAGACTGCTTTTTCAAGATTGTCTAAATCTGGTTTTTTCGGCACATATAAGAGCTCATTTATATAATCCTGATACTTTTGTTTAGTCTTATCTCTGGCACGCTCTGACGGCTTTTTAGACACCAATTCTGGTGCTTTTAGATAAAAAGTAACATCAACTTTTAAACCGTCGTCAAAATAAGGCCCTTCGTAATTGTTTTTAACATAGTCTGTGACCTGCTTCCGCCATGCCATCATATCTCCATCCTCGTAAGCTCCACTCCATCTGCTAAAGCGTGGGCGTTTTTGCGGTTTTGGTTCAATCGGTATTATAAACTTAACCACTACTCCTCCAATTCGTCTTCGTATCCTATAAACTCTGCGTGTCTGCCATCCGGTCTCCTCTTTTTATGAGCTGGCGACGCTATAAAAACTATTGTGTCAGCTGTAACACCAAGTCTTTCTGCTAGCTCATGCTTTGTGCCAACATCTACAAAAGGGTCTCCGTCGTAAACCGCATATATCCTTTGTCTATATCTGTTAGCCATATCATTTAAAACGGCAGATCATCGTCTGAAATATCCATTGGGTTTGAATTGCCAAACGGTTGACTGTTATCGTTTTGCGAAGAGTTACCTTGACCAGATTGTTGATTACGACTTTCCAACATTTGGAAATTATCTGCAACAACTTCTGTTACATAGACACGTTGTCCTTGTTGGTTTTCGTAGTTACGTGTCTGAATACGACCTGTAATTCCGATCAAGGCACCTTTTTTAGCCCAGTTGGCTAAATTTTCAGCAGACTGTCGCCAGATAACACAGTTAATGAAATCTGCTTCTCTCTCCCCGTTTTGCTCTTTAAATCTGCGGTTTACCGCAAGTGTGAACGTAGCTACAGCTACTTGACTCGCTGTATAGCGAAGCTCTGCGTCCTTGGTCATGCGACCAACTAGTACTACGTTATTAATCATTTTTTTGCTCTGCTTTCTTTTTTAATTTATTAATCAAATTATCAGTCGATACAATCTGTTCTGTGCGTAAATCTTCCAGTGTTTTAACTTTTAAGGTATCTGTTAGCCATTTTGTTAGCTCTTCGACATTTTGATTTGTGGCTTTTGCAATATCGCTTAAATCAGATTTATAAGTCTCTACTTGGATATTGCTGATTTTCGGGGTTTGGAAACTTGCCCCTTTTGACGTTTTATTTGTTGGTTTTTGCGATTGATTTGTTTTGTTGGGTTTGCTAGCTTCATTGCCGTCATCATCTTGATCGCTTGTTATCCCAAAAATTGCTGATAGTGCGTAGCGTTTTGCGTAAGTGATAGCCGAACCAGCTCCTTGTACATCATTTTTTGTTGGTTTAACACTTAAAGGTCCGTATTCCACCCATTCGCCACTCGTGTGCATGACTAGCGTTGCGACATCGATATAACCGTTTTCTGTGTTTGTTGTTGGATCCTGCGAAAAAGATATCCCGTTATTAGCAAAGGCTTTTGTAATCGCTTCCGTCACGTTTTCTAAAGGCACGTATTTGCTTTTGAAAAAGGGGTTGTCTTTATCTTTTAGTGGTTGCTTTACCTCTAGCTGAGCTTTACAAAAGGCTTTAGCATATTCTGTTATACTTTCTGATTTCCTCATTTACTTTACCTGCAAACTTTCTGTTTCGATTAGTTCAACTCCAGATATATCAATTCCAGATTTCAAAGCTTTCGAGATCTCAGATTTCATTGGTTTGTATTCAATTTTTTCTTGCATGTAATCAAGAGGAATTTTTGTTTCGTCCAAAATCTCTACTTTTTTGCTTTTTCGCAAAGACACCTTAAACATTCCAGCGTCAACTTTTTTCTTTTGGCTCAATTCCATTGCACGCCTGATTGTCTCTTTGTATTTTTCCACTTTTGCTTCTGCTTGCTTTTGCTTTTTGTAAAAAGCTTCTTTTTCGGCTTTATACATTTCGACGTCAGCTTGAGCATTTTTTAACATTTTGACAAAATACTCAATGGTATTTTCTAAGTCTGATTGAAAATCAATGCTGTCAAGCGTATTTTGAAAGGTTTCGTCGTCTAAATCTAAACTTTCCAGATAAGCGGCGATTCCCTCAAGTTCATATAAATAAGCCATGTTATTTCCTCTTTCTGTATTTTAATCATCCAAAATGTGTTGTTTAGTGGACCACTTGCTGTCAATCTTGCGATTAACGATTAGCTCTGGCCATACATCAAATTCCGTCTCGATGTAGTCCATCAAGTCTTCGTCTGTGTAGTCTTTAAAGGTTTGATAAGTCTGTTTTAGCGTAGGTTCTTCGCTGCCTCTAAGACAGTCAATCGTAAAGATAAGCGCATCTCTAAAATTGCTGTCAAAGGTTACGAGCTCACCGTTAATTCTGATTCCAACCATTTCGCACCTCGTTAGCTATTTCTACGAATTCATCTAGATCAACACCTTCAACTGCTTTAATTCGTTTCACTTCTGAATTAACTTGACTTTTATTAGCTCTAAGCCCTTCTTGACGCTCCTCTTCTGTGGTGGCGATAAAATATCCGCCGTGCTTCTTTTTGCTAGCGACAACGGGTATACCCTTTTGGACTAAATCATAGATTGTCTGTCTGACATCTCTGTCGGATATCCCAATAGCTTTCTGGATGTCTTGATTAGACACTTTTCGCTCTGCCCCAATGGGGATAAAGCAAAACACTCGCTTTTCTAAGTCTGTTAAATGATTTAGTAATCCCATAATTCCCCCTTCAAAACGTGATTTTTGAGCACTCTCTCCATGCTCTTAATTCTTCAATTTTCTTTGTTCGAACATCTTCATCTAGCGCCATGATTTTTGCCGCATGTTCCTCAGATAGCCCGAAAAATGTTGTTAGTGTCAATTCCATCAGAACCTCTTACTTTCTGCATTATCTGGATATTTAAAAATATTGTTTTTTGCACCTTTGATTATGCGATCGACAAAAGCAGCATCGTAAATTTTCATAAGCTCAGCTCTACTAAAATTTGTATTAATGATAGTATTTGTCCGATTATCCAAAATATTAAATAAAAACGTATATGCCCAACCGCTAGCAGATTTAATGGTGTTACCTGTGGTTGACTCCTTGCCTAAGTCATCAAGTATCAGATAATCACAATTGATGAGAAGCTTTGACATTCTTTCTTGCGAATATTTGCTATTTTTTTTATCGTCATAATCAAATGTATCTTTGACTAATGCGGACAACAAAGGTACTGAAACAAATATCACACTCTTTGATTGATTGTAAGATTTAAACATCTCGTTAATATTTTTAGCAATACTCATAGACAAGTGGCTCTTGCCAACTCCTGGAGGTCCTTGTAAGAGGGAGTTACCTTCCATTCCTTTAACATAATCTCTGGTGATTCGTTTGGCATAGTTTAGCGCTTGTGTATCTATAGCACTATGTTCCTTGTAGTTTTTCAACGTAGCACTAGCAATTTCCTTTGATAAAACGCTCTCTTTATAAAACACGTTATAACCCTTAGCTAGCAACGACTGGTTGTTGTACGCAATGTCAACCGCATTACTTTTCGTTTGGATATACTCTGTTGTACATTGCCAACAAAATTCTGTTTCTCTATTGCCATGATTTGGCATTTTCCTAGCATAAATTGGCATCTCGTGCTTTTCGCATGTTTTTCCAGTATCTCTAATAACGCCACTAGCAAGCATGCTTTCTCTCGTCATTAAACCAAAAGCCATAGATACCTCCTAAAACCCATATTTCGGATCTGGTTTTTTAAGCTCGTCTAACTCAGCTTGCGAAAATCGTTGTCCTTGCTGCTTCTGGTAATAATCACTTTTAGCAACTTCTGGCTGATTAAGATAACTCTCAAACTTGCTAGCGTTAAATAACGTTGATGGCCTAAGATACTTGCTCCAATCAGCATCTTTACCCCATTCAGCAGTTTTTTTGTCTATTACAATTTTAAAATCATCTAGCGTGTACTTATCTTTTAACCTCGACTTAACAAGATTAGTGTTACTATCAACAAACTTATAGTTAGAATTCGTCTTTTGATTTAGATATGCTATCGGAATTCTGTAATCAAAATTCTTAGGATTACCTTTTTTGACTTGTTCGACATATTCAGATTCAAGCCAACTTGGGAAATTATATTCAGTCGTGCTTTGCTCGACATTATATTCTTTCTCTTTATCTAACTCTTTCTCTTTATCTAACTCTCTCTCTTTATCTAACTCTCTCTCTTTATCTAACTCTATCTCTATCTCTGGTGGAGATTTCTCCGCACATTTCATGGAGATTTGTTCAAGTTGTTTAGTCTTTGCATATTCAATTCTTTTTCTGTCAGCATCTGTGCTTGATTTACCAACAAAATTTTGAATATTTGTCATATATATCGCACCATTATCAAGAATTTCAATTAATTGTAGGTCTCTAAAAATTTGAATGGCCTTTTCGACAGTGCCAATCTGATGCCTTGTAATTGTGGCAAGCATTTGTGCGTTGTAAGGAATAAGATTGTTAAACATTAATAAGCCATCATTTTTTAAACTTCTTAGATATAACTTGAGCAAAATATTGCTATAGATATAGCCGTCAGGCATACTTTCTAAAATGATTGCTTCATCACTTTCAAAGAAATTTTCCTTTAATTTTAAGTAGTAATACTTTTTGTTATCTGCCATTTATCTCCCTTCTTCAAAAATAGCTTTCACATTTCTTATCTTTTAACGTCTCAATAATTCCATCTAAAGCATCTGATCGGTTTTTAAGCTCATTGTACTCTTTGACAGATATTGTGATAAAATCTTTGTTATCTTTTGTAGTATCGCTATATCCGAGTAAGTAAGCAACTGATACATCAAAATAATCTGCTAGTAATTGCGCTTGATCAAGCGCTATTTTGTGTTCATTTTCCCAGCGTTGGATCGTCCTGTAATGCACGTATATTTCTTCTGCAAGATCTTGCTGAGTCAAGCCTTTTTTTTGCGTAACTCTTTTATTCTATTCATGTTATGCGTCTCCTACTAAATTTGTTTAGCAGGTAAACCGTGCTTTTGGTTATATCTACGTGCATTAGCTTCCCAGCCGTTATTTTCAATCGTCCATTTTGATTTTTTCTGTTTTTTTTGGTTTTGTAAAAATAAAATCTAATAGTTTCATGTTATTTCTCCTCGATCTCGTCCAAAAGTCTTATTTGTTATTTAGCCAAGCTATGATTTCAGCTTTTTTCCAACGGACAGCTGGCAATTCCTTTGGAAAATTTTTGTCGCGTCTGTAGTATTTGTCAAAAGTGCTGGGGCTCATGTTAAGCCTCTCCGCTACTTTTTCTCTAGTCCATAACTCTGCATTGAGTTCGTCTAACTTCATTTGGACTAATCTGTTAACTGTTTTTTCAATAAATTCTTTTATCCAGTCGGACAAACTCATTAAGATATTGTCCATAGTTGCCTCCTTGTGGTATAATGAAGTAAATTAAGTTTGTTTTGAGTCCGATCGCCGTCGGACTTTTTTGTTATAATCATCTCGAAGGGAGGTGATTATATGGCTAAAGATTTCAACAATTTCGCCCAATCTCTAAGCAATGGTAAAACCGAAGAAATTCTGGAAGTTATTGAGTACCATTACAATAGATATGCGAAAGAAAGCGAAGGGGAATCTGTAAACCTTGCAAAGTTAATACTTAGCTCATCATACTTTGCGGCTCTCGAAATGGTTCGACATTATCACGAGTGGCTTCAGCAATCTGACGACTAAAATCAGATAATTCCTCTTTAGACATCAGTCTCAAGCTGATGTCTTTTGCTTTTCTGTTTTTCTTCCCGCTATATGGGTATCGTTTTGGTCTCATGCTCTACCCCACTTTCTCATTTAAAAATTTATTAATAAAATACTGCTGGCCTCTACCTGTCATCTTGGTAGTTTTGCTGATACGGATACTGCCATTTGGCTCCTGGTGCGTCCGTTCCTTGACTTCGAACAGCTTCATGTCCATGCTTCGTTGTGTCGGCATGTTGTAGCTCTCGCCATTTTTACGAATCAGGAAGCCATTCTCACGCAACCAAGCGAATAAGCGATTTTGACCGATGTTATAACCATTCTGACGTAAGATTTTAGCAAAATCACCAATCAAGATAGATGTCTCACTAGCCTCAACCGCATCAGCAAATAGCACCTTTGGACGGTCTGCCTCAATCTGAGCCTCTAATTTATGCACTTTCTTGTCCGCCATCAGCAACGCCCTTGCCATAATTTTCTCGGGACTGTTGAAATCTTTTTCAACCTGGATGAAGTATTTACGGACTTCTTTGCCTTTGTCAGTCTTGGATACCATTGCCAAATTTTTGGCAGCATCAAGTGAGAGAGCGTAGTCTTGGATTTCTCTGACAGCCCCATTATTTACAACCGTAGTTCCAACTACACTTGTAAAATCATATCCTTCTTCAAGAATTTTAAAGTTTTGTTTTACCCACTCACTAAAACGAGTTTTGACTTTTAATTCTTTATGTAAGTCTCTTGCACTTACTACTGGTTCTTGATTTTCGTTTAGTGTTACGTTAATTAGATGATTCATAATTTCCTTTCTACGAATTTTCGTATATCATCCTACAGATGATTCTTTACGCTCTTTAAAAAGATAGACGATATCAAATTCTGGAAAAAAAGTTTGTTGAACTTTCAATGCTTCACCAAATTTAAAATCAGAGTCACCGTTAATTTTTTCTCGAACTGTTTGAGATTTCAACCGTAAACAGTCGGCAATATCAACCAATGAAACACCTTTTTCTTTTCGAATGTGTTCAATGTTTTTCATATCATTCCTTTCCAATACGATTTTTCGTATATTATTTTATTTTAAAAAGCTGTCGTTTCCTTAAGCTTGATTTAATTATATATGATTTTTCGTATATAGTCAACAGTTTTTTAAATTTTTGTTATTTTTTTGTCTTGAAATATGATTTTTCGTATGTTATTATAT